GCAGAAACTCCATATCCAAAGCCTGTAACATACAAACCATATAATCCACCGGTTGCAGCAGTATCAACAGTGAGCCTACTTGATGCTGATGTTGTAGTACCAACCAACAACCTACCACTAGAGTCAATACGCATACGCTCTGTAGAAGCGTTTGTACCAAAAATCATACTTCCACTAGCAGTATCATTTTCAAGTAATAAATCTGCACCACTTTGAATAAAATATGATTTATTTGTTGAACTAATTAAAGCTAACAAACCACCACTAGAACCACCAATGTTTACAACGCCACGATTAGCCGCTGAATAACTTGCACTTGTGACACCAACAAGGACATTACCACTAGAGTCAATACGCATCCGTTCATTAAATACACTAGCATCTGAACTTGAAGTATTAAAAAGTATTGTTCCTTGTGTTGAAGTATTAGTACCAGTAGCATTTATACGGGCAAACCCACTGCCATTAACATCAATAATTGCGGCATTGGGTGTAAAAGCTGGGGAAGTTCCAGTAACACTTAAACCACCTGTAGCTAATTGCAATGTATTTGTTGGGGTGGTAGTTCCTATTCCTACATATCCATTATTTTTAATAAACAACAAATCCCGATAAGTGCTTGCTGTAATTAATTGCAAAAAACGAATACCAGTATTAGTATAAATAGCAGGGTCTTCTGTATTCCAAATATCTACTTCAGCATTACCGCTACTAAAGTTTGATGCAAAACCAGCACCTAATCCTTGTTGTGGATATACCAATCCGCTAGGAGCAGAATTATAATTTCCTAAATAACCATAGTTTCCACCTTGTGTAAGCGTAACGTTAATATTTACACTTGTACCAGTAAATGTAAAATTTGCAGAACCAGCTAATGAACCGCTAGAGTTGTATTGGACTTGGGTATTAGAGCCACCAGCACCACCAATAATAGTGGTTGGGTCTACCCAAGTTGGAGCAGAGCCTGTAGATTTAAGGATATAACCATTTGTGCCAATAGCTAACTTTGATAATGCTGTTCCGCTTGCATAATAAGTCAAATCTCCAGCAGTGTAAGAAGATAATCCAGTACCACCGCTAGTAGTGATTAATGGGCTACCAAGAGTGGCTGTTGGAAAATAGTCAAAAGCCTGAATAACGTTAGTGCCATCAGCATAAACAGTACAAGTCTTGCCGTTAGGTACGGTAATGCCTGTTCCCGCTGAAGTCTTAACAACAATGTTAAAACCGCCTGTAGTGTTGTTCTGGACTACATAGTTCTTATTGATTGTCGGAACAATTAAGTTACGGGAAGCAGTGTTTGTGCCTGTGCAGTTTAGATAAACATTACGGAAAGACTGGCTAGAAACGCTGTTTGTGGCTGTTAAAGTAACATCCGCATCGGTAAATGGTACGGTTACACGACCAACAATGGACTGCTCAAATACGTTTGAGAAGTTATCGTCTGTTGTTACACCCCAAGTACCAGCCTGTTCCCCAGTGCCGATTAACTCAATTTTTAGATTTGTGGAGTACGTTGACATTGTTTATTCCTATACCGTTGTTATATCTGTCCAATTTGCATCTGCTGTGTCATCAACATCGGTCCATCCACTAGTCTGATCGTCATTAATTTGACCCCAGTTAGCATTTTGATCATCGTCAATCACACTCCAATAATAATACCCAAGTTGACCAAGTATTCCATTCGCTTTTACACCTACCAAAGTGACTGTCTTCGTTACGCCAACTGTTCCTAAATTCCCTGTTGCTACAACTCCAGTAATCGGTGTCGATTTACCCGGAGATATATTCCCTACATTACCCTTTGCCAGTACAGTAGTCAATGTTGGAGATACAACTGGAGCTACTATTTCTGTAGATCCAATAGCTTGTATTCCAGAAATAGCTAATGTGTTATTGGCAACTAATGTACCTAATACGCCTGTACCTACAACGCCAGAAAGCGTAGCGGTTTTTTCTGTTGAAACAGAACCTGTTAAACCAGAGCCTAAAACACTTGTTATGGCTACTGAAATATTGGGTATTTCTGTTCCATCGTATCCGTAAGCCACTACACCAGTAAGAGCTACGGTTTTATCAATTGCTACTGTGCCTGTTAAGCCCGATGCGCTAACACCAGTTAACGCTTGATCATGGCTTACACCGACTGTTCCTACAAAACCTTGTGCTACATCACCAGTTTCTGTTTCTGAGCTATTAGCTACTACTGTACCTAATAGTCCACTTGCTACTACGCCAGATAAAGTGGCGGTCTTACCTACTGCAACTGTACCTACTAATCCCGAAGCTACTACTCCGCTTAAAGCAACGGATAAGTTTGGTGCGACAGTACCAACGTAGCCTGTAGCAAAAGTACCAGTATCCGCTGGATTCTCATTCGCTACTACAACACCTACGTTACCTACCGCCACAACACCCGTTAGGGCAACAGTGACATTGGGTGTTTCTGTACCTACCAGTCCACTTGCATTAACACCAGTTAACCCAAGTGTGCCACCCCAACCATTGCTGCCCCAAGCGCCATCACCCCAGCCAAGGGACATAAATTACTCGCTTAGGTTGTTGCCAGACGCACTAAAGCAGTCGTGGTAGTGTTGGAAGGCATTGTCAGAGTAAAGTTACCTGCTGTAATGGTTTGTGAACCGAATGTGAATACCGCTACAGCCTTGTTAGATTGGCTAGAGTTGTACATCAACATTGTGTCAAAAGCAGTAGCTAACGTTACGCTTGTATATACAATAGCTGCTGAAGGAGTCCAGTAACCTACACCAGCCGTAGAAGAGGCATTGGTAGACGCTGGGTTAGTAGCATTCGTTACCGCTACGCCACCAGCCGTATAACCAGAACCAGATACCTCTCCAGTTGCTGAATAAGCTGTAGTAGAAGCATTCAAAGTAGCTGTAGTTAAATACAGGGCAGCTTTAAATGTATCTGCTACACCAGCAGAGCGAGCAGGGTTTAATGTAGAGAAATTGTGTACCGCATCTAGGGCTTCGCCTAAGAACGATGTACACATTGATTGAGTATTTGCCATTTTATTATCCTAAAGAAGCGGTTTCTGCGCCAGAAAAAGGTGATGTTTTAAGAGTTACATGGGCAGAGCGATGAACAAGTTCACCATCCAACCAGTATTCTGTCCAAGTTGTGGATTCGATGTCATTGTCAACAGATCCTTCTCTCTTTTCTAGCAAAGAATCGTCCATATCGCCTTTGGTAGTAGTTACTAATGCCATGTAAGCTCCTTAAACACGAATTAATGCACTATTTGCTGAATCAGCAGGTAATGTCACAGTAAATGAACCTATACAAGTCTTATCTGATCCAAAATTAAGAACAGCAACAGACTTGTTTCCCTTCGTCTGATTGTAGATTAAAGCACCTCTACAAGTAAAGGAAGCAGGAGACCATAATAAATTATCAAAACTAATATAGACTGTGCTTCCAGACGTATTAATAGTAACATTTTGGCAAAGTTTTCCACCTTCCAAATACCCCGTTCCTACGACTTCGTTTACAACAGAATACACAGTAGTATCTGCTCCAATACTGGCATTTCCTGTGTATAAAGCCATAAACAATACATCTGTAGACAAGTCTTGAAGGGCTTGTAAAATGTCCTGTTTAAACGAGGTAGTAATGGTTTGTTCTATCATGAGACTTTGTATTTAGGCATTCCATCACGATAAGAATCACCCTTCTCTTTGGCATCACCCAATTGTTTCAGAAGAGCCATTGATTCAACATATCGTCCTTGGTAAATAGCAACCATATCTGCCTCACCCTTCATATAGGTAATAGCTTCCATTAGAGTGCCGTTTAATAAAGCGGTATCAAAGTTATCTCCAAGCCAAGTAGTTCCAGCAGTCACAATGGATTCAGGATAGAAGAAGTAATGCAATTCCATCCGATAAACCGCATCTGGAGTTGGTCCAAGAATGAACGACAAGTCAGTTGGAATTGTTGTTTGCGGACCAAATAACCCATAATACTGGGGTAAACCCGTATCATTTGTTGCTGGAAACGCTTCACGAATGAAGTTCACATCTTTGTTTAGCAGATAAGTATAGGTTTCATTATCAGTTCCATAGTTTTCTATCACTGCTAAAGAAAAGGTAGCAAGATAATCAGAAGGAGCAGATAAATACTTATTGGCTGGAACGGTTACACCAGTTACATTTTTACGCAACGCAGGAAGCTGAACAGAGTTATAGATCTTCTGTTCTGCTTGCTCAATGAAGCGATTCATATCAACAGTAGGGAATGTATTCTCCGAATAATCCTCTACAGCAGTAACTAGTTCAGCATAATTCATGCCATTGGACCTCTGCTTTTAATTCCTTTAGTAGCAGCACCATAGCCACGCATGGTAATGCCTTCAGTTTTAGCACCACGAGTGTTGTTACCAATACTGACCCTACGGGATGGCATACCACCGGGAGTAGATTCATTAGCACTCATTGCATTTGGATCCGTTGCATAAGCAATATCACCATTTTCAGGGCTTTGCATTGGTTGTTTATAGATTTCAATGTCATTACCACCACCTGTAGGATACTTAAATCCAGTATAAGTACTAGCGTCTTTATTGTTTTTAGCATTGCCTAAAGGATAGGCTTGTGCTGGAGTTGCTTTGATTGTTTTATTAGTAGCCATTATCGACCCCTTCCAGCAGACTTTTGGTTCATTACTTTCGCAATGCCACGTCCATACTTTTTCATATCCATCTGGGATTTACCACCACCAGAACGAGTTGCAGGACCTGTTTCTAGTTTTACTGCTGGACCTGAATCACCGTAGTTTTTACCTACAGTTTTACCTTTTTTTTCAATGCCGTTAGCACCTGATTTGAATGACATATTTGCTCCTTAAGTTACTGATATTGTGACATTTGCTACTTGAAAGTTCAACACTAAATCATTTGGAGTTAAACCATTATCCCTAGCACCACCAATAGGATACCAACCCCATTGAAATATCCGACTACCACCTTCTGGATACCCTATTCCTTCAACGCTGGTACTATCTGTTAATAAATCTTGTAATCCACTTTGTCCTGAAGCTTTATAGCTAACGTCTGGTCTAGGCTCTCTAACAGCTTGTGGGTCATACACTGGATACATTCCAAGCGATAACTGTGGCTGATCTGGATCCCAACAATCAGGACAAACCTTAATATTAAAGAGTTTAGTTTTAATAATCTCTTTTTTTAATTCTTTCAGCATATACCGCTGACCGCATCTGTCGCATTCGGCTATGCTGTATTTGCCACTAGCGTACTGAGTAGCCATTACCAGAACATCTGTCTTGGAGCCAACCGTAGTGAGGCTTTTTCACGATCTTCCGTAGAAGCTGTTAACCACTGTTCTTCATATGCCGCTTTAAGCATATCTACTCGTCCCATTGCTTCAGGAACCTTGATAGATAAATGATAAGCCAATCCTGCGGTTAATGCAGGTAATAAGCGAAAAGGAATATCTTCTACCTTTGTACCGCTACCAGCATCTTGAATTCTGCGTAATCTGTAATAGACCAAGGTATATCCACCGCCAGCATTAGGAGTGTTCCAAATCTTAATACAAGGCAAATTTTGAACAGAAATGACTGCTCCCGTTAAATGGGAAGTCGCTGTTGTGCCATTTTGACCACGAGCACAAAGTTGAAGCTGATTGCTTGCAATACTTTCATAATAGATAGTCTCAGTACCAATCAAAACATACCCTGAAGAACCTAAATCCGCAGTAGAACTAACGGTAATTGTGGTGTCTGTAGCAGAAATACCACCATTTAAAGTGGCTGTAGTAAGGTTAGATTCACCAGATTGACGGTTAACCCATAACTGAATAGGTCTTCCTTGAGCCAATTTATTGGGTATTTGAAGATACATTGTTTCTGAAATACGGGTAATGCTAATGTCAATTTGATTCGTTGTAGCTTGATTTTGACGAATCACGGTGTCTAAAAGATCTATCGTATCCAATGGAATAGGATAAGTACTTTGTCCTGTTACTAAAGGAATTTCTCCTTGTTCTATTGTCCAAAGGTTAATACCTCGATTAGCCCATTCAATTGTTAGCAAGTTTAAACTGCGTCTTGCTGTTTTTAATTGATAACCAGAACGCATTTCCACACCGCAACGCTCATAGGCTTCCTCTGCCATCTCATTGAATGGCAGATTGAAATCAGTGGTTCCAGTAGTGGTCATTTAAGTCCTTTGAGTGTCTCAGCGAGACGAGCACGTTGACCAAGTTTACCGGGCTTCTTAGCAGCCGATGCAAGCTTCTTAGCAGGGATTGTCTTACCAGCCTTCACGCCTAGCTCTTTACGCAGCGCACCGGGCTTTTTAATGGCATCCTTGATCCAAGTCTTTCCACCTTCAGCATACTGAGTGAAGTCAGTATTATCCCTACGTGGCTTTTTAGTTCCATTAGGCATCTTAGAAGGGAGTATTGCTCCCATTCCACGAGAAAGTCTCACGCTCTTGTTTTTCCTTTAACCATGATTATCTCTTTGCTTTTCCACCACCACACATGGTGATAAATTTACCTTTAGTCTTGCCTTTAATCTCAATACCACCGCCACGAGCCATTTTAATGATCTTAGCTGTACCAGTAGCTTTCTTTTGAATGGAACTTTCTCCACGAGCTACACCACCTTTTTTCATTGGTGCTCCTGTTGGTGCTCCCATTGGTGCTCCCATTGGAGGAGCCATTGGAGGACGTGGAACTGACATTGGAGGAGTAGGGGCAGCTCCCATTGGAGGAGCCATTGGTGGGCGCATTGGTGGACGAGCTACAGGACGATTTTTTGCTTGTGCATTTAACATTGCCACCACTTTAGGATCTACTTTACCGCCAGTAGCCATCTTTTTTTCGCCTTCTTCACCACTGGCATATTGCCGTGGACTAATCTTTCCAGATTTAATTGCTTTAGCTTCTGCTAATTCTTCTTTGTAAGTTTCCTTACCTTTAAATAATTTTCCCACAATATCACCGCCTTTTTTAAATGTTTTGCCTTTATCGGCTTTTGCAAAATCCTCACCTACAGACTGTTTAACTCCAACCTTTTTAGCAAATGCAGGGCTATGAGCAATTGCTTCCATAAAATTATGCTGTTTTTTTGATGTACTAGGCATGAATTCTATTTTCCTTAATAACTGTATCAAGCTTTTGTTCCATACGATCTAAGCGGTCTAAGACACGATTAATATCAAGATGAACATCCACCTTAGTTACATATTCCTTAGCTACTTCCTCACGGGTCTTGTTCAAAAGAATGTCAATACGTTTTATTTCGTCTGACTTATCTTTTAAAATATACCCAAGACCAGCAAGTCCAGCAGATAATAAAATATTCCAAAAAGTTAATTCCATTTAACATTTCCCTTAGCGGTAAGACCAGCCCCTTTTGAGACTGGAAGCTTTTCGCCTCTACCAACAGAGAGAGAAGGAGTTTTCTTAGCCATAAGTAATAGAAAGAGCAGACAGAGTTGTTCCTACTACATAGATACCATTTTGGCAAATAATGCCTTCACCGGGAATCAATACTTGAAATGGCTGAACTGCTGTCGAATATTTAAATTGATAAACAATATTTCCAGAAGTATCTGTACCATCATAGATAGTAAAAGTTGCTCCAGTACCATTGCCAATAAAGACAATAGACTTTAAGCGAGTTCTACCAGTAAATAACTGTGCAGGGAAAGTCCCAGCATAAGCCGACTTTACGTCATATTGCATTGTCATAATTAATCTCCAAAGATGTTAAGTGGGTCAGGGAAAACCCTAACCCGCAAGATTAACTATTGCTGCCTGTTTGATATTGTGTTCCATCAGATTGACGAACAACATATTCACAAGTCACTGTAGCTTGACCGCCAGAAGCGACACCAGAAGACAGGTAAGTAGCTGTAATCGCTAAGTCTGTTGTACCAATATTGACAAAAGTGGCAATATTTGCACCAGTAATGGTGAATGTTGCACGACCCACTGCCAAAGGAGTAGTAGAAGCGCCACCAACAGTACCTAGAGTGGTTGAACCAGCCTTGATAGTGATAGTGTTTCCAGTAGTACCAGCGTAAGCGGTAGTAATGTCAACAAAAATATTAAGAATTTGTGAACCTGCTGGAACCCAAAATAAGGTATCAGCAGTTGTATCTGCAACAGTAGTAGTGCCAGATTGAGCAACAACGGTACAACCAGTATTACAAACTGTACCAGCGGTAGTACCAGTAGTATTTTTAACAGTCCCTAACAGCCACGGACCTAAGTGAGTAGCAAAACCCATGATAATTTCCTTTATGCAAAAGTCCCTATGCCATCTTTGCATCGTCTGCTGGGGCAGTTGGCATAAGTAAAAATACCCAGATGATTAAATCATACTACTTTTTTATGTTTGTGCAACGTTTAAACAATAAAAAACCCCAGTTTTTAGGCTGGGGTTTTCCTTAATACAAATGCTTAAGCACCTTGGGATCCGAAGATACCCAACGGGTCTGAAACACCAAATGAATAACGCTCACGAGACTTGTAACGGACGTTACCAGTATCAAAGTCGCCATCCATAGATTGGCTTAATGGGCTACGAACAAAATGCTTTAAGCCATTAGGTACGTCAGTAGTCAAGAACCAGCCGTTTGAGTCGGTTAGCCAGTGATTTACTGCATATCCTTCAGGGATAGAGCCGTTGTTTTTCAACGCATTAATGTCATTGTCAGTTGTACCAACACGAAGTTCGGTTTCCAACAAGCGTGTAGCAACGAATTGCTGTGCTGGTGGAATAACGAGTTTCTTAGGTTTTGCTGCAATGAGCAATCCACGCTCATCTGTCCAAGCAGCGATTTGAATAACTGCGTTTTCCAACGAAGTTTCATTCAAGTCAGCTTGAGTAGATGGTGTGTTGCTGTTAACACCGCCAGATACCAATGGGTGAGCTGTAGAACATAGAACTTGACCGTCACCATAGGTATAACCTGCGGTAAATGCGTTGTTCAAAATGTTAGCTGCCTTAACCTGTTTGGTATAAGCCATAGCACGAGCCAAAGCCTTTGTATAGCGACCTGAAAGTGAATCGTAGAGGTTATCTTCGATTGCTTCTTCGGTTAAGCTAAAGCCAAGGGCGATAGTTTCATGGTTGTAACGGGCTGTCCAAGCTTCTTGTGCATTGTCATAAGCGATGGCAGAGCCTTCGTTTTTGACTGGTGCAGCGGAGAATCCAGACAGTTTTGTTTCTTCTTCAAAAGAACGTTCAGAAGTTTCAGTTTCGAAAATCTCCTTATGTTCTTCACCGTATTTAGCATACTCTAAACCGAACAATGCATTTAGTCCGGGGAGCAACTCTTTTAGTAGTTGGGCACGAGAAATAGCCATTTATAGCTCCTTATTAAGCGTATGCCAAGCCAGTGGCGTTGTTGTACTGATGGATACCAAAGTTGATCTTCACAATCACTTCGCTATAAGTCGTAGCGGAAGTAGCTGTAGCTGGAACAACATCGATAACACGGACTGGGAAAGTAGCAGTTAAAGCAGGGGAAGAACTGAGAACTGAGTAAGATGAATTACCAGTTGTTGTAGAACCCGCAGTAGCCAGAATTGACATATTAGTGCCAATAGCATTCTGAGTTACTGTTGCCATAGTTGTACCTGACGAACATACAGCTACCTGAAACAGAGTATCAGGATCATCAGCAATAGTTGCCCAAATCCTAGTACCAGAAACGATAGAAATACTCGCTGGATAGTACTGTGATTGAACAATCTGACCGCTAGATGCAGAAGTGTATGTACATCCTAAAAATACGCCACAAGGGGTATTTGCAGTAGTACCAGTATCTTTTTGAATCGTACCTCCAATAACACGCTTTACAAAATCACCGTAAAAAATGTTTGCATTGTAGGCTGAAGCAATTTCCATCTGGCGAGTTGCACCAGCGAAAACTTGACCACCAATCAGATTAATGGGTTTTAGACCATATGGTGCTGACACAGTAGGATAAGCCATATTAAACTCCTAAAATTAAAGTTATGAACCTTTGCCAAATGAAACCGTGGATTTCTTCTCCATATAGAGTGGCATCCTTGGATCATTCTCTCTCATAAGACTATTGTCTACGCCTCTAGTCTGAGCTTCTGTTTGATCTTGGTAATATTGATTACGTTGAGCTACAAATGCTTCAGGGGTCTTGCATAGTAATAAGCCACCAATCTCGATATTGTCTTTAAAACGACTAGCGGGATCAGCCAGCATTTGAAACTTTGGTTGTTCCTCAATCTTTACAGGTTCCCATCCTTCTCTCAGTTTTGCTGAAAGATTACGGGCATCTGCACTGTTTAGAGTGGAAACACGGATCCATCGGTACTTGTAGCCAGCTTGCTTATCTGGTTCAGGAAGCAATTCAGGAGGAGACCATTGTTTGATTCTCTCTTCTTCTTGACGGGTTTCAAGTTCTCTTGGTGTTCTGTTTTCAGCCATTTTGGGCCTCCATTTTTAAAGCTGCTTGAGCATATTGCTCAGGGGTTAATCCAAGTTTCTTAGCAATATTTAGTTGCGAAGTATTCAAACGAATTTTCTTGGAGGATGTACTTCTCGTAGCAGGTGCTACCACCATACTTTTTGTAGAACGAGGCTCTTCTTGGTCGCTATCAAATTTCTCTGGGAAGCGTTTTCGGACTGATTCATCAATCCGTCTGTAATACTCTTGTGATGAGACAGCTACTCCTTCTTTCTTTAACTTTTCATGGGAAGCTAAAGCCAGTGCTGTCATTTCCTCATCTTCACCAAACCATGAATTGCGAGACTGCCAATCTACGGCACTTGGATCAGGACGAGCCACCTGTTGAATAGGTTTTACAACAGGTTGTTCTATTTGTAAAGGGGTTGGACGAAAATTCTTTACTTTGTCCGATTTCATGGTGGCACTAGTTAACTTCTCTTGTGCATCCATGATTCTTTCAGTATCGCCAGATTCATAAGCATCTCGATACTCCCGTTTTACAGACTCCATTTCCAACTCAACTGCCCGTTGGATAGTACTTAGGGTATTTTTTTCATTCTCATTAAGGCTATTTTTGAGTCGTTTATTCTCTTCTATGACCTGCTGGGCGAGATTAATAGCTTCCTGTTGCTCTCTAAAAGCCTGTTCTTTCTCACGTCTTTCGTCATGAGCCAGCTTTTTCATTTGCAAAAGCTTGTGTTTTACTTTCGCAGAATAGTCTTCTAACTCATCGTTATACAGATCTTCTGCTACTTCTTTAGGCAATGCTTCTTGCCCTTTGTCCTTTTCAGGTGTGTCATCAATAAGTTCTATCTCAATATCATCCTCTTTTTCATGAGGAAATTGAAACGGTTTCTTTTCAAATTCAGCCATTGTTTTACTCCTTAAGTAAATTATTTCCTACGAATACCTCTAGGGTCTTGTACTACTGCTTCGACACAATCATCATTAATAATCCTAAATTCACGACCATGAATGATTAAACGAGTCCCTGCGTGGGGTCTTACAAGGATAAAATCTCCTTTTTTGCACCATGCACCCGATGGAAAACGCTTAGGGTCTTGGTAACAATCTTGTCCCAATTCCACCACAAACAGCACAGTGGTTAAGATTTCATCATGTTCTATAGTCATATCTGCCTTGGCGATACCACTATCAAACTCTTTTTCTGCCTCTGGAATAGCGCATAGAATGCGATACCCTGATGGCGTTGGAAGTTGGGTTGCTTTTTCTGTGTCTGTTTTTTCAATAAGCTGGGACAAGTCCACCGCTTTATTTAAATCCAGTTTGTTAATCATCTGATTCCTCAATCTGTGTTTCTAGGTCTTTGATGTTTAAACGGGCAGTAAGAAGACCTTTTATCTCACCAACCATCGATTTGTACTCCACGAAGTCTTTGGCTGAACCGCTACCTAAAGACTCTTGAAGTTGCGAAACCCTGTCATCTATCTTGGAACATAGATGTTGAACAATCTTGTTTATCATTGTTTACCTCGTATTTGTGCCTCTGTCTTGGCAACATCGACTCCAAGGCGAAGCTGTTCTAACTGCTGTTTAGATGCATTGTCCTGTGCCGATTTTTGAATATCGGCTTGAATTCGCATGGCTTCAGTCTGTTGCTGAGAAGCAATTCGATCTTTTTCCACTTGAATCTGAGCCATTTTTGCTTGGGTATCGGCTTGATCTTTAGCGGCTTTACGCTGAATATCCTGTCCTTTAAGCTGTTGATCTGCTTGTTGTAACTGAACCAATGGATCTTGAGCGTCTTGTTGATTTTGCTGTTGGGTTACCTCTCCTTTATGCAAATTCAATAACTGCTGGCTGGCTTGAGCAATCAAGCGAGACAATTGAACTTCAATATCTGGTGGCAATTCTTTATCAGGAGGAGGCAATCCAACACCCATTTGCTGTTCAATCTGTGCTCTGTACTGGAATCCTAAATGCTCGGCAATATGGGCTTGTAATGCCGCCATAATGGCATTGGCTTGAGGATTCTGACCAATCGTCTTAGCTACCATTGGATCCGTCATAAAGGCTTGATGTGAAGCAATATGGGCATCATGGTCTTGAATAATGAAAGCCGTCATTGGCTTGCCTTTTAAGGCATTCATATTCTCTGAGATTGGATCGACTGGTTTTTGATCCTCTTTTAAAGGAACCAATTTTTGAGCATTCTTAATTCCCAATACCTCTAGCATCTGACGATGTAGGTAGGCTAGGTCATAAAGCTGTGGTGCTTGAGTTGCAAGTTGGATTACCGCTTGGTATTGGACGACTTTTTGCGACATCGTAGCCGCATTCGGATCCGACACGGGGATGACATCCACCAGATCGTAATCGGACTTTTTAGCCTTGCGATCACCTTCTTCAGGCTCAAACTCATATTGTTCAGGAGTGTAATCACGAATAATTCCCTTTAAAAGACGAAGCTCTTGCTTCATAGAGTAATGGATTCTTGCTTGTACCGCAGACATAACCTTCAGAGTACGCTCTAAGATTGCTAGAGTCGTACCAACAGGAGAATTGGCTGACATATCAGAAACTTGCAAGTCAGCAGCCCCTGCAAATCTACGTCCATCTTCTACAATAGTTCCCAGCAAAGTCATGAGAACTTGGCTTGGTTCCTTGTACGGCAGGGTCATGATGTTGTCTTTAATCGTTCCTGAAGACACATCCACATCTCTAAATTCTGCTGGTGCTATCGGGGTATCATCGCCTTTGACTCGCAGACCCCTAGTTTTAAAGCCACCGGGAAGGTTTGACAGAGTCCCTGCATCCACCAATTGTCTGATAATAGAAGTACCAGACTTAGCAAAAGCACCGACAAGGTGAATAAGCCCAAAGCAATAGAAACCAAATCCCGGCACATAACCATAATGGACAAAATGCTGTCTTTTTTGGAATGTATCGTCCTCTGGATCCCAGTTTCTACGCACAGATAAGACTGTATTAGAGCCTTTTTCAATTGTGACCACATACGGCAAAGCAATACCTGTAGGTTCATCATTTTCGTCCTTATGCTCATAACCTTCTAAATCAAGGTCAACGTGCATCTCTAACACTTTGTATCTATCGTCAGTGGTTGCTCTAAAGCCCATCTTTTCTGCGATCTTTTTCTCGACCTCATCCATGACATTGTCAGGAGTGCCTAAGTCCACATCTAAATAAAACCCAGCAACTTGCAATTTCCGAAGTTCATTCTCCGTTTTCCGCATTACATGGGTTATTCTTGGAGAAGTTTCTATATTTGAAGCTCCATAAGGCACAACTACGTCCTCTGCTGGAACAAATAAGGAGACTTGACGATCTAGACTAGGGTCAAAATACACTTTCTTGAAGGCATTTCCTGAAAGACCCAAGCCCCAAAGCATTCTTTCGGTCTCTGGACGGTACTCTGTCATGACATCTGTTAATTGGTAGTTCATATCTTCCTGAACCCGCATGGCAGCATCTTTCTTTTCCTGCGTTTCTTTGCCAACAATCTCTGTTTTAACAGGACCTGCCGCTGGAAAGATCTCCATGATGGTTTCAGCTTGAAACTTCACCAAGGCTTCTGAGAGTAAAGGATGGTAAACACCACAGGCTCCGGGCCAAGGATCAGTTCTTTCTTCAATCTTCATGCCTAGAAGCTCTAAACCATCTACATAGGTCTGCATCCAGTCTCTTCTAGAGGAAACATCGTCCTCATAGTCAGAAATCAGGTCTCCTGATAGCTGGGCAAGCGTTCCTGAATCTAAATACTCGGCAAGGTTGTCGTTGAAATCTTCTTCTTCGCTGTCGGCTTCCAGAATAGCTTCTGCATCGACAATCTCAATTTCTAAATCAGGTGCTTCATCTAATGACTCTAGACCTTGAGGTGCTTGATATAAACTTTTTTCCATTGCTTTTCCTTAGTAGTACGCCACTTTGCGTCTAAATGATGGTATTTCATCGGGTTCATCAGACGAAAGTCGGACAAATCCACCTTTTCTAAAGCGAAGCAGAGCTTGGCTACTGGAGTCTACTAAGTCATCATGATCCCCATTGGGAAAGGATGCCATTTCTTCCATTACCTCATCTGCCCAGCGTGTATCTGGACACCATACCAAACCTGACGCAAACAGATCTGATATTGCGTTTACACGGGCTATCTTATCACTGCCTTTGCTCGGTGTATATTCCGAAACAGGAATTCCCATTTGCCTCATTTCATAGATCAAGGGAGCACCTGAAGCTCTTTTTTCTACGATGAGATTATCTGGCTTCCAATCTTCATACATTTCAAAAGCTTTTTTCTTGAGTTCAGGGAACTCCATGCGTTGTTTATACGCATCTAAAAGAATAATATTGGCTACCTCATCACCCTTTAAATTGGGTTGATAGAAGATTCCCCATGTCGTACAGGCGGAGTAGTCAGAACGATTGTTCTTTTCAAAGGCGGTATCCCAAGACTGGATAATGTGATCACAAGGAGGAGCTTCGGTTGAATCCCATATCTTCCACATCTCCCGTTTGATAATCGCCCCTTCTTCAGAGGTCGGGTTCTGTTGATACTGAGCCTCCCATTTGCCTACAGGGATCTCCGCTTTAATGGCTTCTAACTCTGCTTTACTCCAGAATTCGGGCCATACAGGGTTTCCACTAGGTAAAATCGCAGGGAACTCAATCACTTCCCATTCATCTCCATCCCGTTTTAATGAGTTGGCTAAGATCTGTCCTGTAAGGTCTTTCTTTGACCAGCGAGTATTGTGGCTAACTATTCCATTAGCTATAAAGTTTTCGGTTCTATCTACTTCAACATCAAATACTTCTTCTTGCCCCGATGGAATAATACTAACTATTGGGTCTATCGTGAAGTCGGAGATACGATGCAGCTCGTTCAAGAATGTCTGATGTCTTTCCGTATCCAACGGCAAGGTTGCAGTCATTGCACAATAATCCTCTGACCTGTCCTGTGTCATGGTTGTGGTCAATGCAGAGTTTTTTGTTCCAATGCGCCCTTGTATTGATGCTTGAAGGCGGTTTTCCACAGACATCACACAAATTCTTGCGTTCTTCCACCATTGTTTGGTATTGCTCAAGGGTAATCCCGTACCTATGCTTGATTCTTCTGGATCTATTTTGTTCTGCGGTTTGTTTTGGTGAACTATATTGTTTTTGGTAACACTTTTTGCATAGTCCTTTGCAGTGTATTGGTTCTCCACATTTGCAGAATTTTCCCTTCCATTGTCCGTGATGCCCAATAGGATGTCTTGGTGCGTTTGGATTTTTTCTATGGTAGCTTGCTTTTGATTGGCAAGCGGAACACTTGTCTGGCTTTGTTTGTGACCTTGCAGGTCTATTGCATCCTTCGTTGCTACAAGCAACATTCCCGTTTTTAAATCCTGAAGTCTTGTCCATTCCATTATTCCATCATTAAAAACAAGAAACGGGTGTCTCTCATTTGCTTGAAGAATTATGCCAGATTGTGTTTGTATTGTGTATATGAAATCAACACCACTTGACTGCCAATGATTAATCTTACTTACCCCTAGATGACCTTTGTCAAATGTGGCTACCATATCTCCTTGGCGGAGGTTTTTTAACTGTGTATTTGAACCATCTGCCATTAAAACATTAGTATTGCCTGTCATACACATCACAATAACGATTGATCCTCCCGGCTGGAGACGTTGCCTTGGACCTGAACTAAACCATTCAAAGACCCTGTCATAAACAGACGATGTCCCTTGCATGGCTTCTTGCTCACTATGCGGATCATCAATAATCAATACATCTGCACCTTTACCTGTAACGGCTCCACCAACACCAATAGCGAAATAATCACCACCCTTATCGGTATTCCACCGTCCAGCAGCTTTGGAATCTGTAGAAAGCTTGGTAGGAAAGATCCCTTGGTAATCAGGCGTAGCCACTAAGTTACGCACTTTTCGTCCAAAACCTACTGCGAGTTCTGCGGTATGGGCTGTTTGAATGATCTTTTTTTCAGGAAACTTGCCTAAATACCAAGCGGGGAATAGGTATGAAGCGAACTCTGACTTCGTATGACGAGGAGGCATATTGATAATTAACCTCTTTAACTCCCCATTAGCCACCCTTTCAAAAGCATCTGCCATGTCCTTATGATGCTTTCCAGCAATAAAGGAAGACCACATATTCCTCACAAAGGGCATGAAGTTTTCCCTACAGCGTTCTTTCTTATCTTCTTTGAAAATAGAAGCTATCTTTGGTATCTGATCAGAACCTTCTGGAAGAACCTTTAACAGTTCTTGGTACTTCTTTATCTCTTTAGTCGTGAGAAGACTCATAAAGACAGGATTTTCTCTACTGTCTTATCTACCACTTTGACTGACCTATTCACATTAGGTTTCACATGAAGCAATCCTAATCCCCTTAAAACATGGACAATCCGATGAATATTAGATCGACTACGTAGTTTCATACCTAGGGCTATCTCGGTCTGCGATGGTGAGTATCCATGTACCTGAATCCAGATATTAATAAACTCTAATACTGCCTTTTGTCTTGGACTCATTTCATCCTTTCTGTTAATTCCCTTAAAGATTGAATGATGGCGTTTAAAGACTTCTTGTCGTCCATTGACTTCATTTCTAATGACATCAAACTCATAATCAAGTTCTTTAATTTATTTTTAATATATACCCCTATGGGAACAAAATGGAAACATAAGGGGTAGTCTACTGTATCGTTTAAACAAACACAACTGGGAAGAAATGGATAGGGGTAGGGGACACGAACATAGGATGGGAATAAGTGGTGGAATCTGCGGAATTGAGTGTATAGGTAAGAGCATGGGTACGTTCAAATAGCTTGGGTCGGGTGGTAGTGGGTCGCTCATCATGACGATTCAACCGTTTAAACTCAGTGTTTCACCTTCATGTCTAGTGCTAACTGATCTAGCTCCTTCTTCAGTTGCTCTGTGTCTACTACTTCAGTCTTCGTCTCTACCTTATCTGTGAACATTCCGATAGCTCTTCCCATTAGCTCTAGTGACTTCAGTCTATTGCTCATCTGCACCTTATCGTCTTGGCTATGCTTGAAGAGATCTCTCATGACCAGTCTACGAGTAGCTATATCGTCAGTGATAACGCTTTCTTCTTTGGTCTCCCAGTAAGACTGCATCTTTAAAGATATCCTCTCATCCTTCATTAGCTTGTTCGCACTACTCAACACGCTCGCATCATCCATTCCCTTCGTGTTATAAGCCTTCTTATAGCTATCCTTTGGACTTAACCCTTCTGTTAGACACGTCATGAATAATTTCATCTTATCGGTGATGTGATTAGGTCTCTTGGTTTTTTTCTCTTTCTTTTCTTCTATCCTTACATTGCATCTCTTCTGTTGTTCTACTACCATATACACTGCATTCACAGCAGACCGTATCGCTTCGCTATCAAGCCCGATTTCTACCTTGCTTGCACGTTCTTCATCTAAGATGCTTGCATCAATATCATTCCCAATTTCAACCGTTTTTAACTGATCCATTACCGTTTCTCCTTAATTGTCACCATCTGACCATCAACCTCATAGTATTCGACTATCGACATAGCCACCTCAATAAAGCCATTCTATACCCGTTTAAACCGCTTTAAAAGGGGCGTAGAGACGTTTAATGCTATTGGCGTACCAATACCTATGCTAGTACGAGATCTCTAGTGTTCCTTATTCTATAAGGCTCTCCTGTCTGTTTTTGTCCTAGTCTTATATAAGAACTTGATGATCACTGGCTCATCCTATGAGCTACCCATGATCTATGCTTTAAACGTGCTGTGTGTTTAAACCACATTCATTGAATGAGATGCTTGCATTCTGATTTAAACGGTACTAGCATTGAGGCTGTTGTATGTTTTTAGTGTCGCAAACGGTTCAGCGAATATAAGAATGAATCGGTCTGTTGGTGTAGCTAGGTGTGATGAACACGCAACCATTCAGATGACCGCTTAGACCCACGAGGTGATAGTTGTGGCGAGTGTGAAATTAGGTAGCGATACCTTGTTCTTTATAGAGATTTAATCTCATTGGACTCCCACTAAACACCCACCTACCTATCGGGGTTTGACTGGAGTCTAAGAGGATGCAATCTCGCATCTATTAGGAGGCTTAATGTTTACTCAAGAAGATCGTAACTATGTCAAATCATTATTGATTGACCGCAATGCAAAACTCGTCAGGGCTTTGCATTTTGTTGAACCCCATTCTGTACTGCTCTCAGATTGTGACGAGGTGCAAGCAGAGCTAGACCAAGTCACTGCTGTGCTTGGCAAAATTCGCAAAATTGAGGAGGCTGTATGAATCAATTCGATGCTGTTGGTATTGCTGAAGGCTTTGTTCAATGTCACTCAGAAGATGAGTACTTGGAGGCTTGGCAGTACTTGGTTAGCTCAGGGCTGGCTTGGAAGTTGCAAGGCTGGTTTGGACGTACCGCTACTAACCTGATTGAAAGGGGTTTGATCAATGCGTAACTTACTGATCGCCTTGGCTGTGGCTTATGTCATTGCCTCTGCCCTGTTGTATGTTTTGGACTCAATTTAAAAGTCGAAACCTCTTCGGAGGTCTACCAGTTGTGCTGGTACTGATGATGACTATGAAAGGTATCGTATGAAAAATCGTAATTTTGTGGCTAAGAATGCCAAGCGTTGCGGTGCTGGTAGTCACAGTGCTCGCAAATTCTGTCGTAAAACCAAGCATAAGGAGGTTGTATGAAAACTCGTGAAGAGTGGCTAAATGAGGCGGTGGTTGCCCTTCGCCCGATCTTTGAGGTCAAGGGTTATCCGATCCCTGATCACGTCAGGGTGACCTGTGGTTTCCCTTCCAAACACGCACGTAGTTTGAATCGTGCAATCGGTGAGCACTGGTCTTCCAAGGCTAGTGACGATGCGACTCATGAGATCCTGATCTCCCCTGTGATTGCCGATGCTATCGCTGTCTTTGGTGTGCTAGTACATGAGTTGGCTCACAGTGCGACTGATGGTGATGGTCATCGTGGACGGTTTCCCCATTGTGTCAAGTCGCTTTGGCTTAAAGGTAAGCCCACCACCACTGAGGTTGGGGATGAGTTCATTAAGAACTTTTCGTCCTTGATCGAATCCCTTGGGCAGTATCCTCATGCTCGTTTAAACGTCCAAGCGAATCGCAAGGTTCAAAGTACTCGGATGCTTAAAGCCTGTTGCCCAGCCTGTGGATATACGGTGCGGATTAGTAGTAAATGGATTGATGCTGGCTTACCAATTTGCCCAGTAGATTCCACCACTTTTGTTGTTTAAATTTTAGGAGGCTTAAATGAGTAAATTAATTCAATCGGAATTGGCACTTGTGCCATTGGCTGTACTCAACGCTGTGCTAGTAAATCATGGCATCCCAGCACGTAACACCACCGCCTACGGCATCATCGATGTGACTGACCTGATCACCACTGGCAAGGTGACCTTGGATGAGGTCAAGACTACTAAGCCTTCGGCTGTCAGTCGTGCCTCAGTTGCTGGTGGTAGCAATGACCTGATGGTTGAGGCTCATGCTCAGGTCACCAAGGCAGTCGCTGATGTGGAGGCGATTCGTCAGGTGGCTGACTCAGCCTTAGACAATGCCTTGGCTCAGGCTACCAAGTTGGAGCGTAAATTCGATGAGCTGTCTGCTCGTTTAAATGCTAAGGTGGATGCGGTTGAGACTCCTTCGGATGCGGTCATTGCCTCAGTTGTCTCTGCCCAGTTTGATGCTTTCCGCAAGGTCACACCCAAGGCTAAGTTGATTGAGATTGCACAGGCTTTGCCTACCACCACTCGCAAGCTGGCTAAGGAAGTCTTTGACGGTGATCTGTCCTACATCAAGGACGGTGTAACGGTGGACTTCAGTGGCATTGAGGTCTCAGTGTGGAATGATCCATCTGCTCCAGCTTTGGTATCTGACTACGTCTTTGCTCCAGCCCATCTGCATCAGGCTTTGCTTGCCTTAGACGATGTACTGCCTGACAACGTATGGCTGGCTGGTGAACGTGGTACTGGCAAGACTGAGTTCGTCAATCAGTTAGCCTCTCGCCTTGGTCGTAAGCTGTTTCGGATTAACTTTGATGAGGCTTTGGAAAGGGCTGACTTCATTGGTGCGAACACGATTGAGAATGGCAACGTGGTGTGGAAGGCTGGTGTCCTTAGCCAAGCTATTCAGTACGCTGGTGCGATTGTGCTGTTCGATGAGATCGGGTTTGCTCGTGCTCAGAACATAGCGATTCTGCATTCAGTGTGTGAGCCTTCGCCTCATCGTTCTATCGTCATCCCTGAGACTGGTGTGCGGATTGCTGTTGCTCCACACGTAGTCTTCTTCGGTGCTGATAACTCCAATGGCTTTGGTGATTCGTCAGGTAACTTTGCTGGTGTGCGTGATCAGAACACTGCCTTCTTGGATCGGTTCAGTTTCACTCTACGCTTTGAGTACCTACCCCAAGATCAGGAGGTTGACTTGGTGTCTAAGCGCACTGGTCTGTCTGTTGCCTCTAGCGAGATCATTGTGAAGTTTGCTAACGTGGCTCGTGAGAAGGCTCGTGCTGGTCTGTTGACACAGCCACCTAGTCTTCGTCAGTTGTTTGCCTTTGCTCGTGCTGTACGTAAGGGCTTGCCTGTGTCAGTCGCTTTTGAGAACGCTATCGTCAACAAGTTTCCGCAAGATTGCGAGGCTGAGTTACGTGGTGTGTTTAGTGCAACGGTTGACGTTGCTAATTTTAAGGAGGTCGTATGCTAGGTTTAAACGTGAAACGTGGGGTAGAGACTACCCTTGAGCGTGTGTTCAATAACGGTGGTGAACGGTTCGATAACTTGGAGATCAATTGGACTGGCACTACCGCTGGCATTATCTTTAAACGTAGCGGTACTTACACCTCTGCTCGTGTGATCTTCCCAGCCATCGATGAGACAGCAAACATCGAGCATGGCAAATTCAATAACCTGATTGGCTACGCTCTGCATGAGTTGGGTCACGCATGGTTCACTGACTCTGCCCCTTGGGACAACGCTCGTACTAAGCATGGTCACTTCGTTAATGGATTGATCAACGGCTTGGAAGATCCACGCATCGAACAGGCAGTCATCGACTCAGGTCGTGCTCCCAATAGCAAGGCTTTGTTTAACAACCTGATTAACTCAGTGACTAGCAAGGAATACATCCAAGCTGATGATCGGAAGAACATCCCCTTTCTGCTGGCTGTTGAAGGTAGACGTTTAAACGGTTACCACATCAATGTCCCGAACATCGTTGACGATGCACCTTGGTCTGCTGATTTGCACTGGGCTTTAAACAAGGCACACCTTGCTACTAGCACTAAGGAGATTGTGAAGATTGCACTTGCTTTGTTCAAGCGTTTGCAAAAACACCAACCTCCTAAGCATTCTGATGAAGGTAATGATCAGGGTGAAGATCAGGGTAAAGATCAGGGTAACGATCAACCCCAAGGTGATCAGCCTCAAGGCAATCAACCTAGTGATCAACCTAGTGACGATCAAGGTGACGATCAAGGTGGCGATCAACCATCCGATCAGCCTGTTGACGAGCCATCCGATAAGGGCAGTGATGCTGGTGATGCTGGCGATGATGCTGATGATGCTGATGATGCTGGTGATGCTGATGATGCTGATGCTGGTGATACCGATGGTGATAAGCCTAGTGATAAGCCTAGTGACGGCTGGTCTGATGAAGACACTGCTGGTGGTAAAGAAGTAGAGCCTAGTGATTTCATTCAAGATGAGTTGAAGGAACACGCTAGTGAGGCTGATGCATTAAGACCTAGACCTATTGTTGGCAATCCTGTCATTCGTACATTTAATTGGAGTTAACGTGAATAAAAATCAATGTGAACAAACCTTCTCTGCGGAGTTTAACAATCAGGTGCAAGGTCTTGGAGCTACTCGCTCTAACATCATGCGCCTTCTTCGTAGCCTTGACTTGGTCGGTTGGAATACGCATGAAGAATCAGGACGGCTGGATCGTAAAGCGTTTACACGCTTTGCTACTGGCGGGACTGCAATCTTCTCCAAGCGTACTCATGTAGAGGCTGAGAAGTCTGCGGTCTCTGTACTGATTGACTGCTCAGGATCGATGGGCTATGGCGGTGAGATCTACACTGCTCAGTCGATTGCTATTCAATTGGCTAGGATCTTGGACAAGGCTGATGTGTCCTTCGCTGTCACTGGTTTTAACGGTGGCGATATTAGTGAAGAGAATGTTCGGTTGGGTGATAAGCCAATCGGTATACATAAGCAGATCGTGAACTTCATTCCATTCAAAACATGGGGTGACTCACTGAATCGTGCCTCTGCCAAGCTAGGCTCTATCAATTGCTGGGCTGGCAAGTCTACCCCTGACTACTCTGCCCTTAGCCTGACGATTGAAGATCTCGGCAAGCGTGAAGAGACACGTAAGATCCTCTTCCTGTTGACTGATGCTGACGGTTATAAGAAGGAGCATATGCAACACTTGCAATCCCTTGCTGATAAGTTGAATATCAAGTTGATTGCAATCGGTATCGGCAAGACCAAGGTTCAAGATTGTTTTACCCACGCAGAGAATGTATCTGATGTAAATGATCTAGCCTCTGCATCATTTAATAAACTGTTGAAGGAGTTGCGGTAATGGATATCAAAACTGTAATCAAATTAACCGATGAGATTGGTACGGTACTGGATGGCTCAGAGATTGAGTCTGTTATCACAGTGCTGTCCAATCTGTTGGCTCGTGCTGGTCATGACTCTGACGTAGGGTGCAATGACCTAGTGAATTATGTAACTAAAACGATCTACAAAGTTTATCTGTTGCCTGATGAACTTGATGTAGTTCTTCATTGATGACCGTAGCTAAGGAGGCTTAATCATGGCAATTATTCGTGTATCAATTTTGGTAGATATTGACACTACCGACACCGACATCGAGGATATTAGAGATGATATTTTGGATGTTGCATTTGAACAGGCTACAAATAATCCTGAGTTGTTTTTACTTAAACCATTAGACCTTGATGATGAGTCTGATTGGGAAGACTTTGATAATCATCCACATTTAAACAGCGAGGCTTAATATGTACAACGTACTTAGTAAATATACAATTATCGAAACACACAACGGTTACATGGTTGAATGGGGCGATGAAGATGGACAACATGACGGCTACGTCTCTGCTCCGAATGGTGACAACACCTTCGGTAGCTATACACAGGCAGTCATCGTTTTAACTCAACACTTACTTCGGGAGACATTGATATGAACCTTCAAGAACTTAAGCAACGGTATCACCCTGAGATTGTCGAGCATATGTTAGAGGTTTTGCACGATACCCCAGTTAGTGAGTTGATAGATGAATTAATATATCAAACCCCTAAATCAGATTTTGATAAATGGGCAAAACAAATTCAAGAAGATAACTCTTATTCAGACGAGGTGAATCATGGATAAAGCATGGGTAGCATCTGAGTTAAGGTCAGCGATAGCCTACTACACAGATTTAACAGTGGAAGAGCACATGAGTAGCACTGTTAATAAAGAAGCAGATAAGGCATGGAAAAAAGTTGAAAAGTTAATTAACAAACTTGCAGAGGTGAATCATGGTTAATCCTGATCGTTGGTTACAAAGCTGTGCAGAAGATTACACAGATGATGAAGATGGTCGTTCTGAAGAATGGGACGATAAGTACTGCGAACTGGAGAAATCAATTGCCAAGGATGGTATTGATAATTCAAAGCATGACTTTGCAGATACGCTCTATGAATATCAGCCACGTTTAATGCAAGCGATTGCTAATGGTGATGATGTGTTAACCCTGATGATCATCAAAGAGGTGTATGTAAAAGAACTTAGCGGTATCGTTAATCGAGATCTGTAAATAAATAATCCCCATCGGAGCGATCCTTTGGGGATTTTTTTTCGTCTAAATTTTAGTAAGCAGGTTAATCCCGTAGACTGTTTAAACTGTTTAACAAAATACTACAGGTGCAGATAACACTGCCGTAGGTTAAAACTCATCTTGATTTTCATAGTAAGTACCAGTTGTTTTGTTGTACCCCAAATGTGTTTCACCCTGAGTACCTACCCAGCGGTAACGACACTTCCAAACGGCTATCTCGACTGACTCCTTAGTACGATGGACAGTCAGACCACAATCAGCCTTAGCCCACCATGCCATACTGCCTGAGATTGCCATACCATCAGGTCTAGGAAGATCCATGCCTGAGCGTGTGATCTTGGATGGATGGGCAACAAACCACACATGAACACCATAAGCCTTAGCAAAGGCTTGTACCTTGGTCAACATAGAACTGATGAACTCAGTTTCTGATCCTTGGTTTGCCTTATTTTCAATGTAGTTGTAAGGGTCAATAACGAATCCCCGAATTCCTGTCCTTGCCACCGCTACCTTGGCTCTTTCCAAGATGGAGTCTATGGTCGCTGGTTCAGAGGATTCTGAGTCTAGAAATAGAAAATGGTTCTCCACCCATTTAAACGCTTCTTCTTTCTGCGTTTCAGACATACGCTCTGTGCCATCAAAGAATCTTTTCTCTGCGTAGATTTCCATGAGCCTTGAGATATGAACTTCGGGCATATTTTCAAATGAGCAAATGGCAAACTTCCAATCTTCTTTCTTCCCTAGGTTGACCATCAGTTGATCAACAAAGTTGGACTTACCACTGGATGGATAACCAGTGACTATGGTTAGCTGACCTTGGGCTACGGTATAGATCTGATCCACGTTTGAATACCCTGTGGTAAATCCTTTCCCAGTACCCTTAGTCCATAGATCGTTTAAACGATCAAAGAATTTAGTGGCGGAGGATAAGCCAGCGACTGGGTAAGGCTCTGCTTTCTCAATGATCTCTAGAACCAATCCCTTCCCTTGGTCTAGGAAAACTTCATTAAGGTCTTTGTGATCAAACTTAGCTACTCTGCATTTATCTTTACCGATCCTTCGTGCTAACTCTTCTGCTAATGCTTGACCAGCAGTGTCAGTGTCAGTAGCGATGACAACGTAGGGAGCTTTGGATAATGTTTCATGTGCATTCCATACAAAACTAAATCGTTTATCTTCGGATGCATGGACTTTTCCTTCCACTACTTTGATCGGTGCTCCGCTTGGAACTGAAAGAACATTCTCTACACCGCATTCTATGAGTGTTAATGCATCAATCTCACCTTCAACGATGACAATTGGTAAATTTGGAATGATGTTGTCAATGCCAAAAAAGTCATGCGCTCCACCATTATCTTGCGTAAAGTCTTTCGCCTCAATGCTACGATACTTCGCACATACCAACGCACCGTTTCTAAAGTAAGGAAAGCCAATAGCATCTGCCGTCTTTCCCAGTTTCATAAAGTACTTAATGGCTGAGAAAAGTTTCGCCTTCTCTGCGGTCTCCTTGGAGATGCCTCGTGTCGCTAGGAAGTCGTAGTGACGTGGCTCTAAGGCTGTGCTGATGACCGTAGTAGAAGGGACAATGACTGGCATATTATATTTTCTTTCGTTTTTTAATTGCACTGAACCTTGCTCTTGGCAGTGATGACAATAGTAGAGAATGCAATCGCTCTTACGAGTGACTTGCAGATCTCTTGCATTATATTTTTTTCGCTCGGATGAGCAATTGGGACAGACTACTCTTTCTACACCTTCGATGTGTAAAGACGATACAAAACTCGCAATCATTTAAGCCTCCTAGTACTACTTTATTGAACCGTCAGATTTTCTCTTATAAGAACGATTAGTACTTGCAGATTTGACTGCAAGATTACTGCGTATTGTTGTTCCTCCCTTGCTTAATGGTTTCTTATGGTCAACGTCTTTGCCGTCACCTTTTTGAACGACACCTTCTCGCTCCATAATTCTACGTGCTTTATTTCTTTGTGCTCTCTTCTTTTTAACTGCGAGTGTGCCATCGTAGTTTTTGTATTCTTCTTGATAGTTTCGAGTAGCCATGTGTTTTCCAGTTTTCTTTTTAATTTAACATAGAGTAAGCA